ATGCAGCTGCTTATCAAGATGTATGAATTCCTTCCGGAGAAAATCAGACCGGAAATTGCGACCAATCTGTATGCCGACATACATAAAGGTATATCCATCCTCTATCTACAAGCCGCAAAACGATTTGTGAGACTTTCTCAAAACGATTTGTGTGATTTTCACGTCTATTAATATAAAACGAAATGTGATTTTTACGCAAAACAAATAAGGCTAAAAGATTTCCCCATCCTCTAGCCTTTTTATTGATTTATTAAATGCTACTTAAATACTAAATAAATTCTTTTTTATAAAGCATTACATCAGTATAAGTAGAATTGTAATTCATTCTAGCATTGAATTCTTCCTTTTTCGCATTATTAAACGGATTACCAATATTGGGATGATTACCCATCCAGCAGCACAACTCTAATATAGATGATTTGTTGCTTGTAAAATAAATGAATGACTTATCCACTAGTATGGATAATACATCTAAGTAATCTGAAAGCCTCCAATTCATGCGATAAGTTCCGACTTCAGTAGAAAGATAAGGAGGATCAACTAAAAATACGACATTGGGCAAATTCTTGTATTTCTTGACCAATTCTTTATAATCACAAGAAACTATTTCAAGCCCATTCAAATAATCAGTACATAACGGATAATCTTGCTTCCTTATGTTATTATAAAAGCTTTCCCTTTGCAAATCCTTTAGATTCATACAATATTTCATAGAAAATAGTAATGAAGAAGATATGGTAATATAATCAACAAAACCAGTCGTTTCTTCTTGACGAAGTCGTTCTAATATCAACCCTCGTATCGGTTCTGGAATCAATTTTTGTCGTGGACAATCAATCGTAAGCTTACGCAAATCAGAAAGTAATGCATTCGTCCGATTGATATTATTTAATCGCATTCTGTAATTATCATAGTCGTTATATATTACTGTTGCATTCGGTTTTTCTCTTTTAGTAATATGTGACAGAAGCCCAGAACCTCCAAATAAGTCAACGAAAACAGAGTTATCTGGATATTCTTTCAATACTTCTTTAAATTTCTGTGCAAACATTCTTTTTTGTCCTACAAATGGTAATGGTGCTGATAAATATTCCGTATTCATTTTCTTTGTGTTTGATTATGATACAAAATTCTTGAATGATCACGTCAAACACAAAAAATAAGCTATAATCAAACTGAACAAGGCGCACAGTTTTTTTTCATTCTATTGATTATCTTATATATTTCTCTTTCTGATATTCTATATTTTGAGGATAAAACAGATACAATGTATACTACTTTATACCCCGTGTTGTACATATTTTCATAGTCAATGTATAAATCTACATATTTATAATCACTAACCTTTAGACCTAATTCAAAAAGCCGTTTTAATAAGTCTTTGTTAAAGTATAATATCTCAAATGCAGTCATAATAGATTATTTAATTATCTTTGTAACGCCAATCACATATTTAATGCATAAAATGCGCAGCCTCACAGTGGAGGATATTTCCCCCGGCTGTGTGAGGTTGCGCATTTGCGTAGAGTATGTGATTGGCGTCTATACTTTAACTAAACAAGCCGGGGGCTTTCTTTTCCCGGATTTATATCACAAAAATATAGTAATCTATGCGATTGACAAAGCTTAATAAGTAGAATATGGGTAGAGTCTAAGAAATCTACCAGAACTCTACCGAGCGGCGAAATTGGGCTGAAAATCGAGTCGTTTTTTTCTACTCTTTACGGCCTTCAAATCGCGTAAAATTGTTGATGAAAGAACCTCCGAGTAGATTTCCGTCGTCTTCACAGAAGTATGCCCTAAAAGCTTTTGCACGGTCGTTATTGGAACCCCTTGATGAATGAGTAATGTAGCACATGTATGACGGGCCGTGTGGTAGGTTATGTGCTTCTTTATGCGTGCCATTTCTGCTATCTGTGCGAGATATTTGTTCACATCTGAATTGCATCCAAGGATGGCAAATTCTTCTATGTTGTAACAGTCTAAAATTGTGAGTGCTTTCCCCTCGAAAAGCAGATGTAACGGAAGCCGGAGTTCGATTCCAGTCTTAATTGATTTGAAGTGCAGCCAACGGTTTCCATTTATCTTGATAAAGTTTGCAGGTGTAAGCTGGCAGAAATCCGAGAACCGCAACCCTACATAGCAACAGAACAGGAATGCATCCAGTACATGACGCATCTTCTTGTCGCTTACCTCCAGGTTCTCCAGCTTCTTTAATTCGTCTGGAGTCAAGAACTCGTGCCTACCTTTCTCCTGCTTAATCTTAAATTTGCGGAATGGATAAGCGTCTGCATGGATATAACCTTGATTTATCGCTTCATTGACTAGCGTCCGAAGCTGGCGAAGGTGTTTTGCCACGGTATTCACTCCGTTTCCCTTTTCCCGAAGATATGTTTCAAAATCCTTTAAGAATGTGTATGTTATGTCCTTGAAATCTAATCCAGGGCGGAATTCCTGAAGAACATTGATAGTCGTGATTAGGTTGTCTTTTGTACTTTGGCGTCTATCTGAGTGCTTAACATATTCTTTAGCGAATATAGGGAAGGTAACATTAACGGGGGTATTTTTCTTTATCGCATCACGAAGTAAAGCTAAAGTCGGTTGTATTCCACGTTTCCATAACGATAGTTCTATACCTTGAAGATACAGTATAAACTCAAACAACATGGAGTTAAGGTCATTGGCTTGCGGATGGTTACATACTTGTGCTATCTGCTTATCCCAGTGCTCCGGACGAAGATAAACGTTCGTCTTAAAATATACTTTACGTTGATTCAAAGATGCTTCTACCTGCACAAGGGCTGTTCCTTGCTTATTTAAGTGATTCTTTCTATTGTAAACAAGGCGGTATCGAATTTTTTCCATTTTTCCGCCGAAAATAACTATTTATTTGGAATTCATAAAATAATAGCACTGGCGGAACTTATTGGAACGGCTACTTTAAAAAATGATGGATTAATGTCAAAATCAGGTTTCCTGAGTGCCATTGGATTAAATTTGGAAGGTGATGCCAATACCGTAAATAACGGAGTTTATAAATTTGACTCACAACAGGACAATATGCCCGTGAATTATGGCATATTAGTGGCATTTTCTTGTGACGGATGGATTCGTATGCAATTATGTGCAGGTGGAGATAATGGATTAGCATATATAAGAATGCATTATAATAGTTGGACATCATGGAAACAACTATAATATTAATTTCCGAAGAGAATACTTCAGCTCGATAGAAGAAACATTCCCAGCCTTGTATGTAATCTTATATTTGTCAGTTCCGGTTCTGGATACCTCTATCGTAACGTTGCTCGTGTAGCTATATTCAGACAGCTTAGTTACACCAGCAGCATATATAGAAGCCCATGCCAATATATACGTGGCTAAATACTCCGTATTACTAGCACTAGCACGAATTGAAAGTAAATATATACTTGCCGTGTTAGTTTCTCTTATTTCAACGGATTCCCCAACTTGAAGTATTGTTGTTACCGTGCTATTAATTCCAATAAGTTCCGCCAGTGCTAAATCTGCCTGGCGGAACTTATGAATGGAAATAACTTGTTTCCATTCATGGTAAAAGATTTTTTGTATATAACAAACAGAAATAGTATTGATGAACTTAACGATGTTGTGGAGTCCGGCATGTATATGATTATTCCAGGTTCGGATACCTACGGAACTCTGTTAGTTTTTCAAGCAGGAGTTGGAGCTGCTGGAGCAACTGTCCAGCGTTACTTTCATCCTTCAGGATTAAATATTACAAGAATTAAAAATTCAAATAGCGAAAATTCTTGGGCTCAATTATAACTCAATCCACCCTCTCCATGTACCGTCCACCTTTGCTCTCCAATATCGTTTAATTGGATACATCGAGAATGCTTCCTGATACATATAGGCCGGAGAAGCAGGGTAAGTTTTAACTATGAATGTAGCATTGTTCTCTAAAATATTTCCATTGTATATATCAGTAGACAGAATATCTATATCATCTATGTTGGACACTCCAGAATTATCACCCTGGCTGAATTTAGCAGCGGGGTGAAGCCCCGATTTTTCTAATGTTGCAATCCCAATAAGTTCCGCCAGTGCTAAATCTGCCTGGCGGGACTAACTGTTAGAAAGATGGAGTTAGGCTGGCTGACAGGATATACAAAATTAACGGATTATGCAGACTTTGGTACAATGCTTATATATATTACTGGTGATAATAGGCAATCATTAATAATGCTTTGCGATATTCAAAGAGTGATAATGTTACATGATGAACATAGAGATGATGAATTAGCTGTATACAGGAAAGAGGATGGAGGATATTATCTATATACAGCTAGTTATAACTTATATGCATATATTATTAGCTCTTCGTTTACTCTATCTATTGTTAAAGGACAAGATGGCAACGGGCTTATTAAAATCAATAGGGCCTAATATTATAATCGAGTCCATTTAAACTATGATTAAAATTCTCTCCACTCTCCCCATGAATTACCACCATTAGAAGACATACGGGTAAACCGTTTATTGTCATATATGGACATTGCTATTTGCGTGTGATATTCACCTTGACTGAAATATAATAAATTCCCATAAGTGAATAAATCGAAGTTAATAGTTCCTAGAGATATATTAATCATATATACCCTATTATTCAAACAATTATCCGGATTTATGACAATACCACCATCCCTGAACCAAGTATTGTTAATCCCAATAAGTTCCGCCAGGCAGATTTAGCACTGGCGGAACTTATTGGAATTAATAGCACGGTAACAACAATACTTCAAGTTGGGGAATCCGTTGAAATAAGAGAAACTAACAC